GGGTTTTTCTGCCTTTTAGCGGCACGGGACTTGCCCTTAGCCGGCCGATTATCAGGAGCGAGTCATGGCAAAAGCCGGTCGGCGACCCAAGCCTTCGGGTCTACGGATCCTTGAGGGAACTGCAAAGAAGCGTGCAGGCCGCGAGCCCGGCATGCCGCCGGGTGTCCCGCCGATGCCCGAGCGTCTCGCGGTGGACGAGGTGGCCGTGGCCAAGTGGCACGAGCTCGCCGGCATCCTGACTCGGATGGGCGTCCTGACGACCGGCGACGGCGAAGCCTTGGCGACGCTGTGCGAAGTCCACTCGGCCGAGCAGTCGTGCCTTCTCCAGCTGCGGGCCGGCGGTGCTGTGATGCACACGGACCTTGGCGGCGTGAAGCCAAACCCGGCGGGGCCGCTCTACCGCTCGTTGGTTGCCATGAAGGCTAGTCTGTTGTCAGAGTTCGGGCTGACCCCCTCGTCGAGAACGAAGCTTGCCACGCAAGTCGAAGTCAAAAAGGACGAGCTCGAGGAGTTCTTCGCCGCCCACGGCTAAGCATCGCCCCGGCATCGACCAGGCGAAGGCCGACCGGGTGTATCGTTTCTTCGAGACGGTGCTGAAGCACAGCAAGGGCCAGACGGCCGGGCAACCGTTCCTGCTGCTGCCGTGGCAGCGGTACGTGCTGGGCGAGATCTTCGGCCGGCTGAAACCTGACGGCACGCGGCAGCATCGCCAGGCGTACATCGAGATCCCCAAGAAGAACGGCAAGTCCACGCTACTCGCCGGCATCGCCCTCTACATGCTGGTCGCTGACGGGGAAGCCGGGGCCGAGGTCTACGGTGCGGCATCGGACCGCGAGCAGGCTGGCATCATCTACCGGGAAGCCGCGTCGATGGTCCGCTCGTCGCCGGCTCTGTCGAAGGTGCTCGAGGTGCTGGACTCGCGGAAGACCATCGTGCATCGCGGCAGCAACTCGTTCTATCGGGTGCTGTCGGCGGATGCGTTCAGGGCCGAGGGGCTGAACATCTCCTGCCTGCTGTTCGACGAGTTGCACGCCCAACGTGGCGATCGCCGGCTGTGGGATGCCCTGCGGTACGGCGGTGCGGCCCGGCGTCAGCCGCTGGTGCTGTCGATCACGACGGCGGGCGAGGCGAACAAGACCCACCTGTGGTACGACCAGCACGATTACGCCGAGCGGTGCCTTGCCGACCCGGCGGGTTTCGACCCGTCGTTCTTCGGCTGCATCTACGCGGCGGACCGGGAGGACGATTGGAAGTCGCCGAAGATCTGGCACAAGGCGAACCCCTCGCTAGGCGAGACGATCAGCGAGGAGTCATTCGCCGCTGACTGCAAGGAAGCCGAGAACTCTGCCACCAAACTCAACGCCTTCCTGCGGTATCGGTTGAACATCCCCACGACCAGCGACATCCGCTGGATTCGTCCTGACCAGTGGGCGGCCTGCGGCGTGGAGCTCGAGCCGTTGGAGGGGCGGCCGTTCTGGGCGGGGCTGGACTTGGCGAGTACGTGGGACACGTCGGCGTTCGTGGCCGTGTTTCCCGACGAGTCGGGGCGGTACGACGTGGTGCCGATGTTCTGGTGCCCTGAGGCCAACGCCGCTGAGCGGGAGCGGACTGACCGGGTGCCCTACACCCAGTGGGCGAGGGACGGATTCCTGCGGCTGACGGACGGCAAGAGCACGGATTACGCCACCATCAAGCGTGACATCATGGAGTTCTGCGGCCGGTTCCAGCCGAAGCAGATCGCCATCGACCGCTGGAACGCGACGATGCTCGCGCAGGAGTTAGTGGCTGAATCCTTGCCAGTGCAAATGTTCGGACAGGGCTTCGCGTCGATGAGTGCCCCGGCGAAGCGTCTGGAGGCACTCACGATCGACGGCAAACTGCGGCACGCTGGGCATCCGGTGCTAGGCTGGCAAGCAGGAAACGTAGCGGTTCAGAGCGACCCGGCCGGCAACATCAAGCCCAGCAAAGCCAAGAGCACGGAACGCATCGACGGCATGGTGGCTCTGGTAATGGCGATTGGCTCGCACATGGGCGAAAGCCTGACGCCGCAGGCGATGCCCGAACTTTCCTTCTGGTGAACACCGCATGGATGCGACGCTCCCCGAGATCCGCTGGCTTGAGACGCGGATGAGCCGCTGGGATGACCTTGTTGCCGCTGCTGCCGAGAGCGGCGTGCGGGTGACTCCCGAGACCGCCATGCGGACGGCGGCCTACATGGCCTGTGCCCGCGTGGTGGCCGAGACCGTCGCCTGCTTGCCGCTGCACGTCTACCGCAAAAAGGACGACTACACGTCGGAGCGGGCCAAGGATCTGGCGATCTACAACGTGCTCGCCAAGAAGCCGAACCGCTACCAGACCCGCTACCAGTGGGTCGAGCAAATCTGCCTGCACATGGGGTTCTACGGCTCGTCCTACCAGTTCAAGTTCCGCGGCCCCGATGGGCAGGTGACCGAACTGCGGCCGCTGAACCCGGCCGGCATGAAGGTTGAGCCGGACGACGAGGGCACGAAGACGTACCTGTTCACGGACCCGAAGACGGGCCGGCAGACGATCTACCGCGACGACCAGATCTGCCACATCCCGTGGCTCTCGTTCGACGGCATTCACGGCGAAGTGCCGATTGAGTTGGGCCGGGATGCGATCAGCCTGGCCCGCAGCCTGGAGGGCTACGCGGCCAACTTCTACAGGAACCAAGCCCAGCCGGGGCTCATCCTGACGACGGACCAAGTGCTCAACGAGGAGCAGCGGCGTGGGCTCCGCGAGTCGTGGAACGCCCGGCACAAGGGGGCGAGGAACGCCGGCGAGACGGCGGTACTGAGCAACGGGCTGAAGGCCGACACGATCACGGCCACGAATCAAGAGAGCCAACTGGCCGAGTTGTGGATGCAATCGCTGCTCGCCATCTGCCGCATCTGGCGGATGCCGCCGCACATGATTCAAGAGTTGGGCCGCGCGACGTGGGGCAACCTGCAGAGCGAGATGGTGTCGTTCGAGAAGTTCACGATTGCCCCGTGGCTGCGGCGGATCGAGGGTGCGATCGAGCGGGACGTGCTCCCCGAGGACGGCGAACTGTACGCGGAGTTCCTCGTCGAAGGACTGCTGCGGTCCGACATCACGACCCGCTACCAGGCGTATGAGATCGCTATCCGCAATAAGTGGCTGACGCCGGAAGAGGTGCGGCAAAAGGAGAACCTCGGCCCGCTGCCCCCTGGTGCTGAGCCGGTGGCCGAGCCGGTGGAGGACGTGCCCGAGGAGCAGGACGCACCGAGCGAAGACGAGCCGGCCCAGGACACCCCGAGCACGGAGGCGAGCGATGGCTGACGAGATGGACGTGGTGGCGGTGGCGACCGAGATCGAGCGGCGTGACTGGGAGTTCGCCGACGACGGTGGCGTGGCTGTCGAGACTCGGGCCGATGGCCGCACGGTGTTGTCGGGCTATGCGGTCAGATACAACACGGTCAGCGTCGATCTCGGAGGCTTTCGCGAGACGATCCTGCCGGGGGCGTTCGACAAGGTGCTCAACCGCCAGCGTGGCAAGCGGGACGTGGTCGCCCTGTTCAACCACGATGCGAATCAACTACTCGGACGCACGTCGTCAGGCACGCTTGAACTGTCGAGCGACGACAAGGGGCTGCGGTACTCGGTCGTCCTGCCAAATACGGAACTGGGCCGCACGATCGGCGAACTGACGGCCCGCGGAGACCTGCGTGGCTCCTCGTTCGCGTTCACGGTCGAGCAGAAGGGGCAGTCGTGGGCACCGGGCGAGGACGGCATGCCGCGTCGCTCCATCCGCGAGGTGTCTGGTTTGTTCGACGTGTCGGTCGTGACACACCCTGCATACTCGTCATCGTCTGCGGCTGTTGCCCGTCGCAGCATGGAGGCGTGGATGGCTGAGCAGGAAGAGGTGCGGTGCAGCTGCCAGCACCAGGACAAGGACGCCGACGAGTCGTTTGCCGCCGACTCGGCTCGGGCGAAGTCGATGGCGGTGCGGCTGAAGGCGGCCGTGCTCCGCACGATGATCCGTGGCAGGGCTGGGCACGTTCGCGGGTTCTGTGCGACCGGCCAGGGCGGCGGCATCGACCCGACCTGCGGCAATGAAGGCGGCGGCGGTGGCGGTGGGGGCGACAAGGCCGCTGGGGCCGGCTCGTCCAGTGGCGGACGGAAGGAACGCTACCGCGACCGCATCGAGGGCACCCAGAAAGAAGCGGACCGCGAGGTGAAGAAGGCCAACGACAAGGTCGCCAAGGTCCAGAAAAAGCTGGACGAAGTCAAGTCGCAAATGGCAAGCGGCCGGCTTGCTGCGGCCAAGGAAAAGGTAGCCGCTGCCGAATCCAAGCTGAAGGAAGCGACGGCCCGCAAGGAGTCCCTGGCGCAAAAGGTCGAGGCCAGCAAGGCCAGGATCGCTGAGCTCAAGGCCAAGCACGATGCCAGCAAGGCCAGGATCGCTGAGCTCAAGGCCAAGCTCGATTCCATGAAAAAGCGGTCGGACGACAAAGACCCCGAAGCCGCCCTGCTGGCTGCTATCGAGGAGATGGACGGGCTGCGGAAGTCGCTGGCCGAAGTGAACGACGACCTTGATTCCATCGTCGCGGATCTGAGCTAGGAGCAAGCGTGGCTAGACCAGGCGACCAGTGTCCCCAGTGCAAGCGTGGCCGCATTCGCACGTACACGAGCAAGGCCGCTGGCGACCAGCAGGTGCGGTACGTCGAGTGCCCGTGCTGCGAGTTCCGTGGCAAGGTTGTCGTGCCATCGGAATACATCTGCCGCCGTTCGTTCTACGTAGAACCGAAACGCTAGGTCATCGCCATTTGCTCCCGTAGTGTGAACGACAGACACGGACTGTCACCGTTCACCAACTACGGAGCGCCACGGATGGCCACTCAACTCTCGAAGCTTCAGGACCGCGCCGCCGCTGTGGCTGCGATGCTCGCCGACCTTTCGGCCGTCGAGGACCGTTCCGCCGAGCAGGCCGCCGAGATGGAGAAGCTCGCCGTCGAAGGTGAGCGCCTCGAGGCCGAGCTCGCCCGCGAGCACTCCATTGCCGAGCGGATCACGTCGCTCCGCGGCAAGGTGGCTGCGACTGCGAAGCCGGTCGAGGTTGCGGCTGTTGAGCCGGCGGCCCGTCCGTCCCGCGACAGCGGCAAGGCCACGATGTTCCGGTCGTCTTCGGACGCCGAAGCCTGCGGCCGCTGGATTCGTGGCTACGTCCTGAACCGCGCCGAGGATCGGGCGTGGTACGAGAAGCACGTCGAGGCTCGCGCCCTGTCGCCTAACGACAACAGCAAGGGTGGCGTGTTCATCCCCGACACCTTCGCTTCGACGGTCATCCGGCTCGTCGAGTCCTACGGTGCGTTCCCCGCCCAGGCCAACAACCTGCAGATGGCGAGCGACACGCTGTACATCCCGCGTCGGACCGCCGGCAACACCGCGTACCACACCGGTGCCAACAGCGAGACGACCGTGACGGACATGGCGACCGACAACGTCCTGCTCTCCAGCAAGGAAGTTCGCGTCGGCACCCGCGTCCCGAACCAGCTGATCGACGACTCGGCCATCGACCTGGCCGGGCTGGTTGCTCAGGAGTTCGCCCTGGCGATCGCCCTGCGGATCGACGAGGACGGTTTTATCGGGACCGGGGCTTCCACCTACGGCGGCATCCGCGGCATCCAGTGGAAGTTCGAGAACGAGACGCTGACCGCTGGCATCCACGACTCCAGCCAGACGGCGGTCACTGCCTTGACGATCGACGACTTCGCCAACACGATCGCCAAGTTGCCGACCTACGCTTCGCAGAGCCCGACCTGCGGCTGGTACACCACGCCGCAGATGCACGCTCTGGCGATGCAGTCGCTGGCCCTCGGCGGCAACGGTGCCAGTGCCAACGAGATCGTGGACGGCGTCCGTCGGCCGCAGTTCATGGGCTGGCCGGTGTTCTTCAACAACGTCATGCGGAAGACTGCCGCCGCTACCCAGTGCGTGGCTCTGTTCGGTGACATGAAGCGGTCGAGCCACTTCGCCCTCCGTCGGCAGGTCGCCGTGCGGGCGAGCACCGACCGGTACATCGAGTTCGACCAGACGTACTTCCAGGCCACGGTGTCCTACGACGCGGTGACCTCGGACGTTGGCGACGCCAGCACCGCCGGTCCGGTCGTGGCCCTCATCCTCTGATAGCAGCACCCCACAGGAACCTGAACCGTGAACCATCTCTCCAACTCCCGTTCCGTCATCGCCCTGTCGGCTGCTGCGGGCCTTGATTCGGCCAGCACGCTGACCGTGGCGGTCGATTGCCTCGGCTACGACTCGCTGTCGGTGGACGTGGGCTACCGCTCGATCGCCAACACGGCGGCCCCGAGCGTGGTCACGCTGAAGCACTCCGACACGGACGGCAGCTACGGCACGATCGCCAGCCTGATCCAGAACACGGACTACACGCTGTCGGGCGTCGGCAACACGGCGACGGTCAACGTCAGCCGGTTCGAGGTCAGCACGAAGGCCTTGAAGCGGTACGTGCAGGTTGCGGTGACGCCGAACGCGAACGCGACCAGCAACGCGAGCAACAACACGGTGGTGGTGGCGGCCCGTCTGGGTCGCGGCGAGTCTGGCGTCGATTCGGCGTCGGACGCGAACGTCACTAACCGCGTGGTCCTGGGGTGAGTTTGACGACAACCTGAAACGAGGTTCGCCGTGGGCGCGGCTGCTTCTCCGATCGCCGGCATCAAGCCGGCTGTGCTGAATACTGGCTCGGGGCCGGTTCGCGTGCATTGCGCGATGTCGGTTCCGAGGCTTGGCTGGCAGGACCACATGTTCTGCTGGCCGAGAGGGCTCATCCCCTACGGCGTCGCACCGGTGCGGCTGGAAGGGGCTTTCTGGGGCCAGTGCCTTGAGCGTGTCCTCACGGACATGATCGAGAACGACCCGGAGCCTGACGGTCCGCCGCTGTGGATCCTGACGCTGGACTACGATTCCATTTTCCAGCCGGATGCACTACCTCGTCTGCTGACCTACGCCTCAGCGTCGGACTACGACGTGGTGGCTGCGGTGCAGATGAAGCGGCGGCATGATGAGCCGCTGTTCACGATGATGTCGGAGGACGGCACGCGGGCCGGGAGCATCGGCCGAGACCAGCTGATCTATCACAACATCATGCCCGTGAACACGGCGCACTTCGGGTTCACGCTCCTGCGGGCGTCGGCCTTGAAGAAGATGCCGCACCCGTGGTTCTTCGGCAGGCCCAACGCCGATGGCCGGTGGGACGACGGCCGGATCGACGACGACATCAACTTCTGGATCGAGGCTCAGAAGGCCGGGCTGAAACTTGGCATCTGCCCGCGGGTGGCTCTCGGTCATGCCGAGGTCTGGTTCAAGTGGCCTGACCAGAACATGCAGCCGTTGCTCCAGCATCCTGGCGACTTCTGGGATCGAGGCGGGCAACCCCCTGACAAGGTGTGGCAATGAGCAGCACGCAATACCCAACGGTCTCGGTGCGGATCACTCGACCGGTCCGCACGTACAAGACGGGTCAGGTCGTGGACGTGACTGGCGGCCTGGCGGACATGCTGGTGCGTTCTGGCTACGCCGTGCGTGACGAGCAGCCGCAGATCCGGTTCGCCGTGGCTGACGAGCCGCAGGAGGTCGAGCGAGCCGAGGCACCCTACGCCAAGGCTGGGAGGCGACGCCGTGCGGGCAAGTAGCAACTACCGGTCGCTCATCGTCGCGACGGCCAGCGGGTCAGGCGATCGGCCTGTGTCGGTGGCCGAGGCCAAGGAGCATCTGCGGATCGTCGATATGACGACCGACGATGACTACATCGGCGTGCTGATCGACACGGCGACCGCGTGGTGCGAGGACTACTGCGACCGCACCTTCGCCGACAAGCAATACACCGTGGCGTTCGACGACTTCGTGGACTTGCGGATTGGGCTTCCGCGCCCGCCCGTTCGCTTGCACGCGACGGCCGCGAGCGCCACGGTGACTATCTCCTACGTGGACCAGGGGGGCACCACGCAGACACTGACGTGGGCGCAGTCCGGAACGCAGCAGTTCCGCCTGGACCGCGACCACGTCCCTTCGCTCGTCTACCCGGAGTACCTAGAGAACTGGCCGAGCGTGCGGCTCGACGACAAGGCGGTGCAGGTGACGTACCTGGCTGGCTACGGTGGAGCGGCGAACGTGCCGACGCCGGCCAAGCACGCGATCAAGATGCTGGTGGGTCACTGGTACGCAAACCGGGAAGCCGTTGGTAGCGTCGGCCGTGAACTGGAAATGGCCGTATCGGCCCTGCTGGCCAACCTCCGCTGGAGGCAGTACGCATGAGTCTCGAGGGACGGATCGCGATCGACGTGGGCTACACGGATTCGGCGACGAGCACAGCGGTGCAGAGCGTCCAGCGGATTTCGTTGACGAGCACGGACGCCTACACGTCTGGCAAGGTGGTGGTTGTCGCTGGCACCTGCGGCACGGCCTCTGTGGCGATTGCTGTGGCCCCCAGCACGTACCGGGACGCGGACGGATCGCTCGTCACGCTCGCGACAGTGGACCGGTTCGCCTTCGCTGCCTCGGCTGCGGCCCGCTGTGCTGAGGCGTCCGGGTCGGGGGCGGCGATCAGTTCCGCGAGCCGTGTTGCGTTGTCGGACGCCAGGGGCGGGGGCACGGCGGGCTTCAACGTCTCGGCGTACTCGGGGACGGCGAGCTTTACGTTGGTGGTCGTTGGCACATGAAGACTGGCACGCTCAACCGGCTGGCGACGATCCAGACTCCGACGGAGTCGGCCAACGCCATCGGCG